ACTTTGGTATAGAAGTAGTCAATAAGATACTCCTTAGCATCGTGGATGTGATTCTCATCGCTGAGTATCTCAATCCTTGCTTGGTTCCATTCGTCACATGACATTTCCCAATGAGTAGCGTCATGTTCAGCGAATAGAAGTACTAGTAGTGCTAGACTATGCATTTGGATGAACGTGTTAGAATACTAACATAACTATTTAGAAATGTCAAATAGTATTAACTACTACATAATGGCATCTTAATTATATTTTAATTTCCTGACAAATAAAAATCTGTTCCTTTTGCTTTGCAGATTCTCTTCACTGTAGCGTCATAAATTGGTGGATCTGTAAATATTATTTCTCTTGTAAAAGCAAATGCGTCTCTATATCTACGAAACTTAAATACATCATCATAAACTCTCGTAGATACAAGAACTCCGTCTTCCCTCTGATATCTCATAGTCTTCCATACAGTAGGTTCATCTAATCTTCTATAGAAAATAACCCACATACCTGTTGGATATGACTTTTCTGATTCAATCATTTTTTCTTTTTACCTTTTGGTGGTTCTTTTTGACTTGGATCTCTCCATAATTTAGGAGGAACTTTACCATCAGATTGAACTATTGCTAGAACATTTTTATATTTGTCATAGTAATGATCAAATATTTCAGACATTTTATATGCCATAGTAAGATCCCATCTCAATTCTTCCTTGTCACCTATCTTGTATTGAACAAGGTATGCATTATATGGTAGTGTAGAATTGTTATCCTTTTTAGGATCACAATTTTCTTTTAGAATATTCAATGTGGTCATTAGCTACGGTTTCCCCACTCGATTGAAGGAAATGCTTCCTCCACACATGCTCTAGTAATTTTCCAACGCTTACCAATCTTTCTATCCTTCATAAGAGTCAGCACTTCTGCTTCTCCTTTATGAAGACCTTCTAGTAATTGTATGAATAGAGTTTCTCTTCTAGTCTGTGAGACACTCGCACCGCCTTTGAAGAAAAGATATAGTTTACGATACTCTTGTACAAGTCTCGTGTGTTCAGTTTCTTCGGGTGCATCGTTTGGTTTGTAAGGAACATCACCGTCAGGGAGCATCGAGATGACACTCTCATCAAAGTTAGCGATCAAGACAGACCTCAACGCAGGAGTATTATATTCCTGTAGTAATTTTATTTTCTGTGCTTTAGTTTTTGCGTTGCTTACTTTTTGTAGCACTTCATTTAGTAACAATTGCATAATTATTATTGTTCCGTATTAATATTTATTAGTCTTCCAAATCCTCAGGATCAGTAAACCTTACAGATAAAAGTTCTTCGTTTAGAACGTATCCATTATGATCATACATCTCTGGATGCATAGCATTTTCTTCAACCTCCTTTGCATAAAGTTGATCATGTTTAACCTCGTTTGCTGTCCATCCTGCTAATACTCCTATTGCTAGGAAGATAAAGGATGTGGTTACTGACATAAAAATCATCATTGTTTCAGTCATTGTTCAACTCCGAACTAATTTTTTTCTGTTCCCACCTAAGTTCAAAGTTGAAGTAGACTTTTCTTTTTAGGAGGGTAAACACTTTGTTTATAAGTATCCCTTTACGGGTAGGTTCAATGAACTTCGGTTTCGCCCTCCTTAACATGAGTTCTATACCTTTATTTATTTTAATTTCTTTCATTAACTACTGGGTGCTGTCACTAATCCTTTCTTAAGAAATATTTTAGCGGTCTCAACGAGTCCACCAACAAACTCATCATCTATTAGTACAACAGGAAATGCTCTTATTTGACTAGGATATTTCTGTTTAAGTTCTACTTGTTCTTTGACACTCAACTTACTCCAGTTAACCTCGGTATATTCAACGCTTGCTCTCGCCATTAATTCCTTAGTTCTAGTGCACCAAATGCAACCTTCATTGGTATAGATCGTTATCTGCATGGTTTTTATTTTTATGTATAAAAAAAGAGGGTCTCTTTTTAAGACCCTCAGTATAGCATGATGTAGTTTTATTGTCAACCGATAGATGGTGCAGTTAAAGCAACCTCTGTAGACTCAGCACATGCTAGGTCTAGTGGGAAGTTGTGTGCATTTCTCTCGTGCATAACTTCCATACCTAAGTTTGCTCTGTTAAGAACGTCGCCCCATGTTGGAACGATCTTTCCGTTAGCATCAACAACTGATTGGTTAAAGTTAAAACCATTCAAGTTGAATGCCATTGTGCAGATACCCATAGAGGTTAACCATACACATACAACAGGGAAAACTGCTAGGAAGAAGTGAAGACTTCTTGAGTTGTTGAATGAAGCATACTGGAAGATAAGACGACCAAAGTAACCGTGTGCAGCTACTATGTTGTATGTTTCTTCTTCTTGTCCAAATTTATATCCGTAGTTTTGACTCTCGTCTTCAGTTGTCTCTCTGATTAGAGAAGATGTAACTAAAGAACCGTGCATTGCACTGAAGAGACTACCACCAAACATTCCTGCTACTCCTGCCATGTGGAAAGGATGCATTAGAATGTTGTGCTCTGCTTGGAACACAAACATAAAGTTGAATGTACCTGAAATACCTAGTGGCATTCCGTCAGAGAATGAACCTTGACCGAAAGGATACACAAGGAATACAGCGAATGCTGCAGATACTGGTGCTGAATATGCTACACATATCCAAGGTCTCATACCTAGTCTGTATGATAATTCCCACTGTCTACCCATGTAGGCAGAGATTCCGATTAGGAAGTGGAAGATTACCAACTGGTAAGGACCACCATTATATAACCACTCATCTACAGTTGCTGCTTCCCAGATTGGGTAGAAGTGTAGACCGATAGCGTTTGAAGATGGGACAACTGCACCAGAGATGATGTTGTTACCATATAAGAAAGAACCCGCTACTGGTTCTCTGATTCCGTCGATGTCGACAGGAGGTGCTGCTATGAAAGCAACGATGAAGCATGCTGCTGCTGCGAGCAAGCATGGAATCATGATAACACCAAACCAACCAACATATAATCTGTTGTCTGTTGATGTTACCCATTCGCAAAACTCTGGCCATCCCGCTAGGAGTCCACCAGATTTTCTTTTGCTTAGAGTTGAAAGAGTTGTCATTAGTAAGACGTTTTAAGTAGGGCATCAAGGGTAGATGCGAAACTTATTTCCAGTAATCCCTCACTACTGGATATGAAAGACGAAGTATTATACTGCCTATAGGTCTTGGTTTGAGAGCAGTTGTGCAACTGGATGGCGATCCTTTCGAGTCCTATTGCAAGGTTAAGTTTACATTTCTTAACGTAACTTCCATACTATATATGCATTTCAACATTTTGTCAAGCCCAAATTTCCTCTTTTAAATACTCGTGCATGGTTGGCATCTGCTCTGCTAGTTTCTTGACAGCATTGTGATGTGTTATCCACTTCTGTGTATCAAAATCTACCCACTCATTGAAGTATCTGTTGAGTCTCTCGTTGACGTTGGTATAACCTGACCCTGCAAGGATGTAAACGATAGGGTCTTCGCCATGAGGTATCTCTTCTCCTGTTACCATTGCTTGTAAGATTACTTTATGTGCTCCACTTATCTCATACTCTATCTCATCTGTAATGTGTCTCCAGAATGGTGTGTCTCTACGTCTAGAGTAATAGTAATGTGACTCTACAAATTCTCTCCACCCATCCATGTGCTCTGCTAAGTTGTAATTATATCTGTCTCTAGCAAACTGGCCTGGTAATGTATCTTGCTTGAGAATATCTATGAGTGCAAGGATACCATGATGTGTATTGAATAATGATGTAGATTCTAATGGCTCAATGAATCCATATGATAATCCAATAGCAACACAGTTAGCAGTCCATGCTCTATCATGTCTGCCTTGTTTAAATTCTATCTTTCTATAGTCTTCGTATCCAAACTCTTCTGCAGCATCTTTCTCTGATTGAAACTTAGATGAGTATACAAATCCTTTACTGATAAAATCCCATGTAGGTATAGTCCACTGCCATCCTGCAGTTTTACCTTGAGCATTTGTATATGCTACCATCTCTTCTTCTATATTAGTAGAGTAATCTACTTTAGTAACCAGTGCAGTATCAGTAAGAATATTATCGTATGGTATCCAGTCACTTGTCTTGTCAAATAATACTGATGACTGTCCAGTGCAATCAATAAACAAGTTAGCATATATTTCTTGGCCATTGACTACAAGGTGGTGGATTCTTTTATCCTTAGACCCCTGCATGACTCTCTCATACTTAACGTTTGTAACCTTATCATTAATTACCTTAGCACTATCACAATACTTCTTAAGATATTCACAGAAACTAGCAGCATCTATATGAAAACTTCTATCCTTTTCTATTTGATAAGGAGTTATAAGATGATTGTTTAGTGGTAGTTTACCCTGCTCTGCTACAGTAACAAAAGGCATAAACAACTCTGCAAATGGAGGGACATCTAAACCCATTGCCTTTGCGTACATCCACTCATGATATGATACGTCTGCTCTTATTGATTGACCATTAGGATAGTGAAAAACTTCACCTACCTTACTAAAATCTTGAAACCTACTGCTTGATTTGTATGTTGCTCTTGCTTCTCTTAAAAATGTCTCGTCATCAATCTCCATATACTTTAGATACTGATTGATGTGTGGTGTTGTAGATTCTCCCACACCAATAGACTCGCCACCTTCTATGATAGTTATATTCCAGTCACCAAATGTCTTACAAAGAGCAGCAGTTGTCATCCATCCTGCTGTGCCACCACCTACTATGACTACATTCATTTCTTTTTCTTCCTCAACCTCTGCTCCATTTTAGCATAGGCTATGTCTGCTGCTGTCCATAGGTGTGGGTTTTTAATAATTTTTTTGATTGCTTTTTTGTTTGTTATCATGAGTATCTTGCCATTTATGGTAATGCTTCATGAGTTTTTCGGATGCGAAACTTACAATGTCACCACCGTGACGTTGCATTCCTTCTTCATTTGTTTCTATATTATTGAGATATCCTTCTGCAACCACGTGGTCACAAAACTCATACGCTGATTTATTTATACTGATATTGTG